ATCATAGGAATAACCAGTATCAATATTATCAATATCGCCATTATCAATATCGCCAGGATTAACCTCTTCTACTTCTTCAGTGCCATCGGGCGCAGTAGTGGTAGCACCAATACTAGATATTAAACTATCTTCGCTATCAATCGTATTGGCTTGCTTTATTAGTTCCTTATGCTCGGGATACATTTGCATTAATTGGGCTTTAGAAAAGATTTTTCTTATGCCACAATACATTGCATCCCGTCTAAAGAAATCCCGAGAACGTATATCCCAGAAGACATCTCTAGGGTGTAAATCTTTAATTAATACCTCTCCCATCCCATCATCTAAGTCTGGGTCAACCATAACCCAGAAATATCCTGCCCCCCTTATAATAGCATCGGATACCACTCTACTAAATACTACTCGCCAACTAGAAAGATTTAAACAATACTCTGCTACGACGGTAGGAATATGAGCTACATCTGTATCACTTTCTTCCAATCCCACAACTTGCCAACGTGGTGTTCCAGCAGTAACAAAGTATTTCATCAGCTCAACCGCAGGAGTAATCTTGTTAATTACAAAGGTAGGCATCCCAGCCTTTTTAAGCCTTGCAATAACCTGTGGTGTTAATTGGATATTCAAGAAATAATCCATATTACGCTGTCCAACGGCTAACCACTTGGTTCGTAACTTGTTATTAGCCAAATCGTATAATATTTTTATCTCTTTTCCGTCCATCTCTACGCCGCCATCCAATTCTTAGCAACAGGTTTTTTCTTTACTAATACTTTGTTCTTATTATAGACATAATTACTAGGCGGATAGCTTTTCATAAAAGCATACGTCAACGCATCTACAAGGTCATCATACGCCATTTTATCTCCTAGAGTAAGTATTTCATTCTCAAGTTCATACATTCCATCTTTCAAATACACAGCCCCAGAAGCAAATCTATTATTCATCACCGAATAGATACGATTAACTTTATTTGTACCGCCAGGCTTTACTCCTATTAGTCCGTATTTAAAAGTATTACGACGCTTACATTCATATAAATAATCGTTTAGAATAGTTCTATTCATTGCTACATCTTCAACAACTACTGAATTAACATCATATCTTACTGCCATATCAAAGATGTAATCCACTACTCCCCAAGTAGCACCAGATTCTATTTCACCATTAGCATTTCTGATAGCCAATGAAGGAATATACCGCTTCCTAACATATTCTAAGACATACCCGTTGTTATCTTTGTCAATAGCAATTGCCATAATAACAGAATAATTGGATGCCTTTGACTTTATGTCAGTAGCAGGGTCACAACCTATAAAGGTATTAACAAGGATATGCTCTCCATCCTTTACAATATACTTTACCCCATCCTCGATAGTAAAGTATCCATCCCAGTAACGTAAGTGATTACGATTCCAAAGCGCAAATTCAGCATTCTGAATCTCTAATTCATATTCCTGATAGTAACCTGCTATACCTCGTGGTGATTGTGCATAAGTAAGTTTGATTCTATCCAATACGCTACGTGGGATATAACTATTCCACAAAACACCGCCAGGTGCTTTGGGTTGCGTGGCTTTAAAGGTAATAACCTCCCACATAAATTTATCAAGCGTGCCTTCTTCTTTGTGCTTATAATACGAATCCAGTATCTTCTGGCAGAAGGATGCGTAGTGTACGGGAGTTCCTACAAAATAAACACGTCCTTTGTGAACGTCAACTGATGGGAAGATTCCATCCATTATTGTTAGGGCAAGGTTCTCACGAGCCGAAGCCGTCCGAGTGTTGGCTTCGTTCTCGGTATCATCAAGGAAAACTCCCGAATAACGAATAGCCCCAGCACTTACGTCTGCGGCATTCTCACCACGCAAGCTTGATAAGTTAGAACGGGATACTAAACTACACCGATTTGAAAACTCTAAATCCTCTCTTCCCCATACAAATCCTCTCTTATCCCTACCCGATAAATCACCAAAATAATATCTCATAATCAGATTGCTTTCAGCGTGCAACCTAATGTATTTGATATTATTCATAGACTTTCTTTGAGTAGATGAAACCCACCCATAAAAGAGGGGGTCGTCATCGTCAGACAACCCCCATTCCTTTGCTTTCTTACAATAACATATATCGTGCAGTATCTTGGCACGTACCAGCGTTGTTTTGCCGTGACCTCTTGGAATAATAATAGCAAGTGGTTTTGTAGATTTTTCCAATAAGCCTTTAGCTACAACATAGTGAAATGCTGGTGTCTCACTTTTTAGAAAGTCACCTGGCAGAAATAGTTTACCAAAGACAATAAGATTATTATATGCCTCTCGCAATAAAAATTCTTCTTTATCTTTTGGAAACCTATATCCGCCCATTCTTGTTATGCCTTTATTCCGCCACCCATAAGTTGGTTAGTATTCCTACCCACCTTTAGGTTGGACTTTCTCGGAGTTGGTTCACTACACGCACCAGCACCAGCACATTTCTTATTTGCTGGCGTACGAGGTTTTCTCGGACTGGAATTAAAAGGTTGTTCATTTTCAGAAACCTCCTTTTCTGCAATGGTCTTTTTAATATCCTCAATCACATCCCACATCTTACTAATAGTAACCGTTTGGATGTTGCTTTCATTCTGCACAATTTCTCTGTTACGCCTTATAAGCAAGGTTAATTCCAAAACCGATTCAGACAATTTAAGAATGGAGTCTAGAATAAAATTCACAGTCTCTTCTCTTAAACGTCTTTTCTTTTTACCAAACATCTTTTTCTCCTTTTACTTATTGTTTTTTATCAGTTGCTTGCCCTACGACTTCGGGTTGATTTGCATCAATATCACCAGGCTGATTTGCATCAACTTCAGGTTGCTCTTCATCGGCTTCGGGTTGACAACCTAGATTCTCAACCTGTTCGTCAGGTTCTTTTCGCAACTCTTCTTTAGCATCAATAAAATATCCCGCTCTCACAGCACTCTTAAGGGTAGTTAATGATTTCTCCAAAGTATCTGGAGATTGTAGTATGCTTGTTACTAGCGAAACTATGTAATAGCATACCGTCGCCCGATTCAACGTGTCCTCAACTAACCTATCTACGGCTTCTATCGGGACGTTGAGTTTTCTACGAGCCTCTTCACTATTAGCCAAAATGGCAATAGTATTCAAGGACGATAGTAGGGTATTAAGCCTACTAGTGTAATCAACTCCAATGCCCTTTAGAATGTTAGTTAGTTCTTGAACCTCACTAATACCTGTGACAATATTGGGCAATTTGTCTGGTTTTTGTGACATAAAGTTTCTCCTTTTTTTATAATCCACTTTCTATTATTTCTTCTTCTGGAACATCATCCAGAATATTCTCAATCTCTTCAGCAGGAATCTCTGCCATATTTGGTATTCCCTTCCTTTCTTCTCCACCTGATAGTCTTCCACCTGTATATCCCTCATTACCACTCAAAACATTTGCCTTATCAGTAGCGTTAATGATATTGCCTAAGTTCTCTAAGGCTCTTAACCTATCAGCACCCTTCTGTCCTGTATCCTCGTAAATCTCTTTGAAGCCCTTAATAACATACTCATAATTAACACCCAAATTTTTACAAGCCAATTTGACTTCGTCAATTATCATATTCACTATCCTCTTTTGTTTTAATAAGTTAGCACCTTGAATCTTTGCTATCTCTATGTTTTGTGTCTTAAATGCACGTAAGTATGCTTCTACCCTATCTCCAGTCTCAATAAAATACTTTACAAACATTATCTCTCTATTGTTAGCATTTTTCCTATCCCTAATTACTTGAGAAGGAGGCTTGCTGGTAAAAGATGTTTTGTTAGCCCTATGCTTAGTGTCCAACTTCGTGTTTGCTCTATCTATGTTAAATAACCCAGTGGGAGTCTGTATTGCCCTGTCTTTACCTATACGCTTTATCTTTAAGACAGGCACTACCATATTGTCATCTGTCAATACATAATTACCCTCTTCAGCGTTACGCCAATCTTTCTTGTACGCTATACCAGAATTATGGGCTTCTTCCACCGTATATAATTGATAATATTTATCTTTGTACTTTTCTAATCGCATTCTTTCCCTTAATAACAAATAACGAAAATAATATATCTACTAATGGCACTTGTTACAATAACCTTATTGTAACTTAGTCTTACCTGCAAGAATAAGTTGGACTTATCTTACCCTAATTAGTTCTTTTCTCTGTGTTATTCAGTTATTTTATCACACGCTTTTTGACATTGTGATAATTAACTCTTCACTTATATCCGATAAAGGAATTACCTGCCTGTGAATTATGGTAAGCATTGAACCTGTATGCTCAGTACTGGGCTGACAGGGACAGCAAGGATTGAAATCTTCGTGAATAAATGCGTCATCCATCGGTATCTTGCCAATCCTACGATACCTGTCATACATTGTATCCCACACCCTTGCCGAGTGTATGTCTAATACCCTCCTATCACCATCTACAACTAGTCAAGTGCCAAATTGACTACCAAACTAATCAAAAGAATAAAAAGTAATCGGGCTGGAATTAACTAGGAGCGATTTTCTTTGTTAATTGGTAAAATTATCCACATATACCAATTTTGAACGCTCTAAACGATTTTAAAACCCATTACTTTTCATTTACTATCGAGAAAATTTGGCTCTCAATTGGTAATCAATACCCTAATTAACGCAAAATAACTATAAATAATCACTAATTTTTTGCATTCATAGAGGTTTTTCCCCCATTTTCGCCATTTTCCTTCATCTAATCGCAGTTTTTTCACATTAAACCTAGATTATATATCCAGAAAACTTTCAAAAACTATGCTATTTTGTAGCGTGACTAACCATCACACCCCACCTCACTTCGTTCGGGGAATTGCAATAGCAATTTTCTTATGGAAAGTAATTCTTTTTTTTTGTTCTTTTGATACTTCTGGTTCAGTATCATTGGTAATACTAATTTTAAACCCCTAAACAAGGAGATTTATATGGAAAGTATTAGAGAAATCCTTCAGTGGACAGTGAACGCTTCATTCGCCAGTAAAAAACCTGGCGAATTAATCGCCGTCTGGCACGAAAGTCACCGAAAGGTGTACGCCGTCACAGGTGACGTTCGTGTCTTTTGTGAAGATTTAAGGATATTTCCTATTCTTCGCAGACTTAACGAACGGGTAATAAGTATTGCGAGTAATCCTCGCAGTACACAACCGCGATACGATGCCTTTAACGGGCGTCGTTCATCGCCGTTAGAACAAGCAAAATCTTCGTTAGACAATGCTATCAGCCTTCAGCTAGAAGGCTGGATAACAATGTTAAGTGCGGTTTCAATCCTTGGTTTAGTGGATAAAGGACTTAGACTTAGAAGAGGCTATGCAAATACTCGGTTAATTGAACGTTTCAATCCTTGGTTTAGTGGATA